TAATCGCTTAGTGTAACTGTTACATTTGTGTGATCGATATTCATGATAGGTACTTGTCCATGACGAGACTTTTGAACAGCAGTACCTTTGCCAACTTTTTGAAAAACAGTTTGATTTCCATTTACATTTGGTTTCTGTCTTATGGTATCTTTGAGTTTAGAACCCATTCTTTGATAAGCCATATGAACATCACTCTCGAACTGTTTTATAAAAGCAGTAGAAATTGATATAGCCAATTTTCCCTCCTAATAAAGATTAATAAAATTTTCTCCGAGATTGTCGTGCCTATCTTCTGTTTAGTTGTCCGTAGGGCTAAACTCCAATAATTACGGTCTACTAATTTACATATACTGAATTTTACTTAGATTTGCAACGACTAAATTTAACGAAGTCAAGATTTTTTTTTGTAACTATTTCTTTATCTATATCGCATCCTAGATAAATAAGAAGTTTTACAGCTTTTTGGTTACCAATCCATACATAATTATAAAGTATTTCATAAGGTTTCTGTAATACTTTAATCCATATTTTGCTTAATATTGCAATCCTTCTTGGTTTTGTATATGCTTTATCTGTGGCTAACATCCATATTCTAGCTAGTCCATGCGATTCTTTAACAGTTCCAAATATTAATACTGGTTCTTTACCATAAAACAAAGTAAATGTTTGTGCTTCATCATGTGATATAGAATATACCAATGCTTCATATGGTTTATTTCCAAGAGCAAGAACTTCTTTTACATCTTGCTCTCTCATATTGTCTGCTATGTATCTTGCATCAGATAACCTAGAAGGTCTTATAGATGCTAAATCATCTGTAAAGTTTTTCAAATGCTTCGTCTATTTGTTTTACATACTGTTCATTTCTATGTGTAGGATGCCAGTACTTAGGATCTTTCATCATAGCTTCTAGGTCTTGTCTATTTTTACCTCTAGTTATTGATGATTCACCTTCATTAGATATAGAAGTTTGAGACATTGCCATTATCTTTTCTAGAGTCTGCACTCCTTCTGCAGACACAGCAATATTAGATATTATATTTCTTTCTACTTCATTAAAATTTTTATTTGCCCACAATCCTACAGCTTCTATGCGTTGGTTTGCATTTTCACCTAACTTATTTTTTTCTGCTTGTTCATCTAAAACTGGTTGTGTGTCTATAAAAAGTTTTATACCTTTATCAAATGCTTCTTGGTTTAAATTATTATCTAAACAATATTGTTTCCATCCATCCATTAAAGGAGTATCTGGTGTATATTGCTCTGGTATTTCTGGTATTTTGTAATCTTCTGGTTTTTCTGGCAATCCTTTTAATCGTTCTGTTTCCAGTTCTTGTTTTATTTCTGCTGTTAGGTCTTCTTTCTTGCGTGAAGTTAATTTTTCAAGTTCCCCATAAGATTTACTCAAGTTTTCATAATCAGGGTTTCCGTCATTCCAAAATTTTTCTGGTAACCATTCTGGTCTTTCTGCTACTTCTCCTACTTCATCTTTTGTTTCTTGCTCTGTATTAATTAGACTTTCTTGCTCTGACATTTTCGCCCTCCTTTATGCGTTGTTCAATTATTCCTACTAAAAATCTCATACCTTCTCTACTTCGTAGTTCTTCATTTGATATATTAAATCCTGCAACAGTTTCAATAGTTATACTTCTTAAATATTTTAAAACTTTATCTCCATGTTCAGTTCTAAAACAATTCACAAACAAATCATTTAGTTGTTCTTCTTGAGATTGACTTCTTTGAAAGCCATCTATACTAGCTAGTAGGGGTTTCTTGTTGTCCTTCATTACCTTGTTGTGCCATTTGTTGTTGCATTTCTTGTTGCTGTTGCACAGCATTTGTAAGTTCTGCTATAGCTTGATTCATTTGTTCTTTACTTCTAATAAGTCTAGAAGGTATGCCAAACTTTTCTGCTAAATATTTTGTTGCTTCATTATTATCTACCAATAAGTTTACAAGCTGTGGTCCGAATCTAGCTTGTACTAATTCTAAGAATCTATTAAATCCAGATATATCTTGATTGGCTTGTGCTTGTGCTAATGGTGATGTAGATAATACTTTTACTTCTCTACCATTAACTGTAGGTATACTTATTCTACCTTGTTTTTTAAGTATATGTATTACTCTTTGCAACAATGGTGTAACCATTTCTGCTTGCAATCTTCCAAAAGAAGAACCTATCTGTCTTGATAAATCTGCCATTCTTTCTGCTACTTCTGTTGCAGACATTGGTGTTGTATTTGGATCGCCCAGCATTTCATTATACAATGCTCTCTTAATATTTGTACGCATATCTTTTAAAACTAAATCAGCAACATTAAAATTACCTGCAGGTGCTATAGGTTCTAAACCTCTTGATGATGGACTTCTTGGAATAATTGTTCCAGGTAATAATTGAATTGTATCTACATTTATTATCCCATCATCTTCTATCTGATACATACCAGATATTTGCATCTGTGCATTTTCTAAAATCATTTCTATTACAAGATTACAAGTCTTTACTGCTGGTAAACTATTGAGCAGTGGACCACGACCATATACTTCACCTGCCGCTTTACTCCAACGAAATACAACATATGGATTAGAACCTTCTCCTTCAAAAACTTTCTTATCATATATATGCTGAGGATTAGTTCCAAATATTGTGCAATCATATTTTTCTACATTTGGTGTTGAATAATTTCTTGATACACATTCTACGATTTGTAAAAACGCATCATTACCATTTGCTAGTTGTCTTGCTATCTCAGGTGGTAATGTAGCATTAGGATAGATAAGTTTTATATTAGATGCTTTTATCTTTCTTGTTCTGTAGATAGTATCTATAACATCATTCGGTCCAGTATCTAAACATAATCTAGATAAAGGTATAGCAGAAAATCGTATAGGTCTTACTGCATCTCCTTCTTCTATAAGTAATGCTCCAGTTCCTACAGCTAGATCTAAAAATGATTCATGTACTTCTTGTGCAAAATTACTATTTTGTAACATCTCAAATATATAATTTGTTACTGAATCAAGAGATTCATTTACTTCTTTTCTTTCTTCCATTGGTATTTCGCTACCAGATATTAACTCCGCCCACCTTGCAAAGTTAGGAACGATACCTGCTTGTAATCGTGATGCAAATTCTTGCACACCAACAACAGCTGTCTCATCAAATATCTTATCTGTTTTTGCTTGCCCTGCTGATACTGGATAAAAACTTTCTCTTGCTGGCATTGAGTATTCATAACATTCTTCAAAGGTTGGTCGCCATAATTCTTTTATACTTTCTGCTCTTTTGTACCTAGCCAACATATTTTCTAGGTCATTCATTTCTTTAAGTATTGGTTCTGGTACTAATGCTATCATAATTATAATCTAGTATTTCTAGTTGTGTTTGTAAGATATCCACCACTTGTACTAGATAGTAAACTTCTTCTACCTAGTCCAGCTTGTAATTGTTGCTTTCTTGCTCTACTTGCTTTCTCTTGTTCATCTAATCCTTGCCTTCTACTTTCCGCTGCTTTTTCTGCTATAGCAGGATTCGGTGCTGGTGGCGGTGGTATATAAACTCTTTTAGGTGAGCCACCAAAAATACCAGAGAATATTCTACCTATACACATAATGCTCCTTATAACCTTGATCGAATATCAAATATATTCCACTTCTTCCTTATAGTCTTTTTTGGCTCTCTTGTAAAGACATCAAAGTGAGTTTTTGCTTGTACTACTTTTGCGTCATTTTTTTGACCAGTTATTTTTGTACCTTCTCCTGCTCCTAACAACAAATATTGTAGTGCATCATGAACATGAGAGTAATCATTTTTGTCTGGTTTATCTGTGTATCGTTCTCCTGATACTTGCAATCGTTTGTATTGGTAACCACCAGCAAATCCTTTAATAAGATGTTTGCAAGATTTATCAATTAATATACCAGACTTACCTTCTACCATTCTGTTTAATGGATTGTTTACTGCTTCTAATCGTAAGCTTACATCATTAGATGGTGCTGGGTATGCTTTGATACCTGCTCCTCGTAATATTTGAAATGGTGTAGACTCATCTGTCTGTGCCCTATAGTCTCCTGCAGGATCGCCAATTATTTTTGCTATAGGAATTTTATTATATTTTGTAGTAATTGTTTGTCGTAGTATCTCTGCAAACTTTACCATACCCATATCTCTTGCTACTATCTCATCTAAGATTAACCAACGACCTCTTACCTGCTGTGCAAATACACAAGCTGGTGTAAGACCAAAGTCTATACCTACATAGTACGGTGTCTGTGCTGGTGGTATAGGTTCATCTGCTACATGAACTTCTTGTGAAAAATCTTTATAAACTGGTTTGCCATCTTCGATACTACCAAGTCGATTCATTACATACACATCAATCCAGCTTTTTGTTTTTCCTCGAATAATAGAAGTATAGTAATCACTTCGAACATTTTTTATGTTCTCTGCTTTGTCATTTATTTTGTAATTTTCTACTTCTTTGTTTGTATTTTTAATTTCTAACATACCTTGTGGTTGTATAAAAAATTTCCAGTTGTCAGGTTTTACTAACATCATAACTTCTTCTCTTGACAAATGGTCAGGCGGTGGTACTTCTCCACTCATAACAGACCACCAATGATCTTCATCAGGTGCGTTAGTATCTGCGATTACACCATACCAAGTTGGTCCACCATCTTTCATAGAAGGGTAACGACCAACACGCATTGTACCAGCATCTATAATTGGTTTTGCAATCTCTCTTGCTTCATTAAAAAATAAAAAGGTAAGTTCTAAAGACAATAGTTTTTTTACATCCTCTGGTCTATCCAAAGCTAAAAAGATTACTTCCAAATCTAAGTCTGCTATTTTGATTCTATGTGTGTATGGTGGCGACCAATTCATCTTACCAAATTCTTTTTCAGGAAACCAATCTAACCAGGTCTTCATTGTTGTTGTTCGTAATTGTGGATTGGTATTTCGCACAACAGCAACACGACTTCTTCGTATACCATCAGGAGATTTTTTTTGTGCTAATGCTCTGCGAAATATTTCTATACAACAAGCTACAGATTTACCAGAACCAACTGGTCCACGAATACCACGAAAGAAACTATTATCTTTCATAAATGCTTTAAGCACTTCGCCATCTGGCTTGTATCTAAAATTCATACTTGATTGTTGTCGATTGCGTACTTGATCATTTTCCCTGCAACCTCTGGACCGAGAGTATTGATAAATTTATCTACCTCTTTATCGGACAAGTCTGCTTGTGGGTAAAATTTTAAATGTGTGTTGCGTACTATTTTTCTGAGTCGTAATAAATCTTTAAATGATAGTGTTCTAATAAACATATTAACAGTTCCATGCTCTTAATGATTTGTTGATTCTTGAATTAGGATCGTTGCGTTTTTTTGCACCAGTTAATTTTTTCTTCATACCTTTCATCCTTGCACAAAAACTTGCTCTCCTTTTATTTCCTACTTTTTTTGATGGTGCTTTTAGGTTTCGCTTCTTACCAGTCTTGGTTCGACCTTTGTTATAACTGGCACGACCTTTTGCGTTAAGTCCTCCTTTTGGATTCTTACCTTCTTTGCGTTGCCATGCTGGTGTCTTAGGCATTGGCTTTTGCTTTCTTCTTTGCTGTCATAGATAAGTCTTTCATATGAAATAATGGTTTACTTGATTTGGTATGTGTTTTACCAGAATGTAATTTACCATTAGGCATTTTGTGCATAGCACCTTTGTGTACTGTGCCATCTCTAAAATAATGCTTAACTCCTTTTCCCATTTTTCTTTCTCCTTTTAAAAGTTGCTACATTTGTTGGTTTACCACGCACCCCTTGTTTTACTGCTCGCTTTCTGGTAACAGCAGATTTTTTTTGGGATGCAGTCATCTTCTTTGCTTTAGCTAGTGGTACACACTTTGGATATTTTCGTTTCGATCCTTTGCTACGACCACAAGGTTGATACTTACCTTTCTTCTTAGGGGCACCAATATCTACCCACTTTTCATCTATCCATTTACGAAGGCTCATATTCTTCTAATCCATCTGTACATTGCGTATGCTCCCAAACCTAATAGAATATAACAGATACCATCAAACCAAGATATGTTGTGTACTGTTTCTATTAACTCAGGAGTTACATTCATTTGCGTTTCCTTTTGGTTTTCTTCTTAGCAGACTTTGGTTTTATTCTACCTGAACACACACCAGAAGCATACATATTAGCATAAGCACTTGGATAAACTTTAAACTTTCGTTTAGCGGCGGCTTTACCTTTAGCACAAAGCTTAGCCATACATAGATCCTTTGGCTTTCTTTTTTTTCTTTGCTTTTATGATTTTATTCTTTAAGGCAGTAGGTAAGTTCTTTTGTTTCCCTTTCAAAGCACCATTAGTTTTCTTCTTCATTTTCTTTCCGTACATAAGTAACTCCTTTGATTATAAACCATACATAAAACATTGAAGGACTTTTGTAAAGGAAAAATACTTGAGCTAGTGATGTTGCTCGATCCCACTTCTTACTTTTCAACCACCCCATAACATATTGCACTACACTAGCACAGCAGATGTGCATAGATTATTAGCTGAGGTCTATGTTGACTTGTATCGCTGAGCCAAGACTCTGATGAGAGTCGTCTTGGCTTTTTATTCCTGCTCTGTCGAGTATATCTTTACTAGCTTCCAGTCTTACATACTCTGAGTTAGCATTTTGTGAGAGCTTAGATACAGTTTCCAGAGCTGATATACTTCTATATCCTAGTGACTTCATTGCCTGCTCTTGCAGTACCTTCAAAACCTTGTCCTGCTTGAGTAACCTGCTTGCTTCGACCTTTGCAGATTTCTTACTATATCCTGCTTTGATTGCACATTGTGTTGCTGTACCTCCATTTGTTAACAGGTTATCAATAAAGGCTTGCTGTCTTGTTGTGAGTTGTGTTTTGTTTTGCTTCATTTTGTTCTATAGTATGCTATCTAAATGTTGTGTCAATACATATAATTTGACACCGCAGATTCATTGGTGTTGCGAGGAGAAACTGAAGGATAAGAAGGAGTGCGAGGAGTCGTAGAAGCATTAGTTTGTATTTGTAAGTGTTTATAATTAGTCTATCTTATATAACCTTTCTATCTAAAATAAAGATTCATTTAGGTATACTACATATACTAAAATAGGTTCTATTGTGCTCATATTTTTATTGTGCTTACGCCCTTTATTTTTTTCGCTCTTTATTTCTATCAAATAAAATCGATATCCCCCCTACCTAGCATTTTATAGTCGCGTTGCTCCTTAAAATTCTGGCTGGTCCCCCCCAGGTTTTATTTGACCTATCCATACTATATGTAGTTTACCTAACTCATCTTAAATTTTACATAGAAAGGAAATAAGATGACTAAAACAAACACTAAACAAACACAAACTAACACTTCTACTAAGACAGTTAAAGTATTTGAAGACGGTTTAAATGCTTTGATGACGATTGAGTTTCCTAAGTATCTTAGAGATGATTTGGTTGAAACTACTAAGTCTGATTTGTGCTATATGTTGACTTTACAAATTGAGTCAGCTCAATGGAATTACGATTTTTTCTATAGTACTAAGAACAAGTATTCAATGAATAGAAAGTATTGGATGAATGTTCAAGAAGGTATTGATAGAATTCTAGATGAGGATATCAGACATGACGAAAATAATAGATTAAAAGAGAATCCTCTGTATCAAGCTAATCTAAGAATGATTGAGTATTTACAAGAGAGATTGAATAGACTAAAAGAAGTTTATGAAATGATATCTGGTGAAGCTTATAAGCCTAGAGTTAAAAAAGAAGAAGCTCCTGCTAATGAATGGGATAAATACATAACAAAATAATCTCCCTTAAAAATAGCTTTGCTCTTAATTGAGTGAAGCTATTTTTTTTAGCTTCAAAATGTCTGCTGTCGCAGTCTATGTTTTTATTTCACAATTGACCTGCAGACCTTCGGTCTGGCAGGTTGTAAATAAATGGCACCCACCTGAACCACCCAGCAATGCAATGAAAAGCACCCAACATACCAACGAATTGATGCAGTATATTTGTAATCAAAACTGATTGCATTTATGCAATGTTTATTTTATAATTAGTTAACTATGGAGGTAAAAATGTTAACAAAACTGTTAAGTAAATTTGAATCTGTAATCTCTGTTGATGAGCATAGAGAAAACAAATACCAGTTACAACGATCCAAAGAATTGTTGTGGGTAATTGAACAGTCATTACTTGTTCCAGTAAAAAGTATGGAGCAACAACAAATAAAAGAATCACTACTCAAATACTACAGAGAAGAAGTTGATTGGTATAAGAGTGCAGTCAAAAGATATAACCAACAAAGAAAGGAGATGAGATGAGTCAAACATTTCACGCACAGTTAGAACACGAAAGCAGAAGAAATTTTCTAACGGATCACAATATGAGATTTGTATGCGATTACGATTTCGATATTGTAAGAATGGCAACAGCATATATCAAGTTGCGAATCCATAAACAAAGAATAAACTTTGATACAAGTATCGTTGATAGAGCAGATGTACTTGATTGGATTCACAGTAAATCTTATGAAGCAATGGATGAACTAAGACCAAGAATCAGAAGACGAGATATGAATAAAATTATGAGAGGTGCAAGAATAATAGAAGATGCGTACCGTAAAAAATATTTAAAGGAGGAACTATGTTAGCTATCACTATACTATGTGTTGCTGTATTTATAATTGTAGTAACACTTGCTATTATATTTAGTATTGCAAATTAAATGGAGGAATGAATGACACAAACTATTGCAAAAATTGCAGAAACAAATACGGAAGAAATTGTTGCTGCACTTATCGAAGAAATGGAATCGCATGATCCAAACACACCGTACACACCTGGTTGGATTACAGCATTACATAAAAATGTAAATGGGTATGAGTACAAAGGGTGGAATCAATTTCATTTGAACTTCAAGTACGGACACTTGACACCTATATGGGGTACATTCCATCAATGGAAGAACATTGGTTTATATACTGTAGCTGGTACTGGATTACCCTTATGGCAACGCATACCTATTGTCAAGAAAGATAAAGAAACTGAAGAAGATAAAGTTGTTGGTTCAAAGTTCAAGACAATACCTATATTTAATATCGACCATGTAAAAGGTAACAAAGATACTATCATTGAACTAAAGAAAAATTTGATACCAGTACACAACAACAACATGAAAGCAGAAAGAATACATAGAGTTGATGATGACATAGCAACGATCATACACAATCACAACATAAACTTTGTAGAAGGAAGTAACAAAGCTTGTTATGTTCCTTCCGAAGATAAAGTAATGATGCCATTGTATAGTTCATTCAAGAGAGTAGAACATTACTACTCAGTTTTCTTTCACGAACTAACACATTGGTCAGGGCATAGCAAACGATTGAACAGAGATTTATCTGGTAAGTTTGGCAGTAAAGACTATGCCTTCGAGGAACTTATAGCTGAGCTTGGTGCTAGCTTTCATATGGCAAGGTGGGGTTTATTCCATCAGACTAGGAAAGACCACGCAATGTATTTGAAGTCTTGGGCTAAGGCTCTTAGAGATAAGCCAGAAGCACTAAGGTCAGCTTGTAAGTATGCGAGTGATTCGTACTTTTACCTCCAACAAAATAGCGAATCACTTGCAGTTATTAATGAAGATGCAGTAAATCAATAACATGAGAGAGTACAACTATGAAAACAAATGTAGCTTGTAAACAATGTGTGCAAAAAGATGATGCTCGTGGGTACAAGACCACGCACACTAATAGTGGACTGTTACTCTGGTTAATGCTCTCTCACTTTAACAAGGAGAATGAATATGAATGACGACAATATAAAATGGCAACAGCTAGTACGAAAGACCGATCCAAATACTAGCAAGGTTGCCGCAAAAGAAGAAGTTGGCAGAATAAACAATGCCAAAGAAAGAATACTTGAGTTGATTGTAGATGTTGGTGGTATAACTGGTATGACAGATGAAGAACTATCTTTGCATGATGGTATCACTACATCTAAGTATCGAACAGCAAGAGTATTTCTAGAAAGAAAAGGTTTACTTCAATCAGTCGGTGTACGCAAATCCAAACATGGTAAGAACCAAAGAGTCTGGTTTGTTACACCAAATGGTGCATTAGCACATATGTATTATAAGGAGAAAAGAAATGGTTATAAAACAAATAGATAGAGAGAGACTGCTAGAGTGTCTATGTCAATCAAGTTATAACATGGCTAAGAGTGGTGAAGATGTATTCTGGGTAGTAGCTGAATACCCAGAAGGTTACGACCTAAGTCCATATAACTTCTATGAAATGTTGGAGATGTTAAACAAAGAAGAACTTCCAACGATCATAAAAGTATTTGACAATGCTTATGATGCTATCCAGTATCGTGACGACCTAGCTTGTCAAGCAGAAGCAGAAGCAATGTTACAAGGAGAGAATGATGGGTAGATATTATCATGGAGATATCGAAGGTAAGTTCTGGTTTGGAGTACAGCCTAGTGACGATCCAAAATTTTTCGGAGCAGTAGAAGAACCAGGTGATACTATTGATTATTACACAGAAGATTTAAGTCTAATAGAAAATGGTATAGCTAGATGCAAAGAGGAGATTGGAGATTACTATGAGCAAGTGCAATACTTCTTTAACAAAATAGTAAACGAACCAAACAATGCTCAAACTCTAAGTGAATGGTTAAAAGTACCACAACATAAAGCAGATAATCTTATAGGTTGGTATGCAAGACTAGAACTAGGAGAGAAAATGTATCTGCAAGTAAAAGAACATGGCTCTTGTTTTATAACTGCTGAACTGTAAGGTTGCACTAATGCAATAACTATGATACGGTGTTATTATGAATGAACTAAACACTTATATTAATCAATTACAAAAGCTTGCAGATAAAAAGAAAGTAAATCTGCGTCAAGCATTTCGTAAAGCTGGTGTTCAAGATAGCACCTATCATAGAATTAAAACTGGTGAGTTTCATTTGAGAGAACAAACCGCACAAATCGTGTGGAATTATATTAACCAAACTTATTAGGAAATGTTATGGCTAAAAAAATTTTAGAAGAACAAATAAATCCTGATTGGAAACCCAATGATGCGTTGCAGTTGTGGTTTTTTGATAGATTCAAACAAGCAACGCAGGAGGATATGAACTATGAGCATGAACAATTTGTCGACTACTACTTATCAAAAGGATATACAAGCCGAGACTGGAACGCAAGATTTAGATACTGGTGCAGACTTTCTTTCAAGCTGGGTGATAAGAAACAAAAGACCAACACCTATTCTAAACCAGCCAGAATTGCTACCAGTAACTCTGACTCAGCGAGAACTTATCTTGATCGACACAGTAATGAGAGCAACATCCGAAGCATTGTCGGAGTTAAAAGACAACAAAGAGATTGAAGCACTCACCTTTCAATTAGAAAAAATAATACAAAATTTAAATGTAACATTACAAGAATCACCCAAAGAAAAAATTGTAAAAAGTTTACAACTGCTTGGTAATACATTCCAATGTGAAATGCCAAAGGATGATGGACTATACTATTACATTGAAGCAATCAAAGATATACCGCCAATCTATTTACGAGAAGCAATGGTCAATGTAATGAAGACACATAAGTATAACTTCTTTCCACTACCTGCTACTATCAGAGAAAGTGTTGACAAGAAATTAGATTTCTGTCAGACTTTTCTTAGGTGGTGTGAAGTTGCATGGCAACGACTCATATCACTCAAGCAATAGTCTTAGTTCATTCTTCTTAAAGCCAGTATAACTCTATGTTTGCTGGCTTTTTTTATGCTTGATTAATATGCAGTTCTGCATTATAATTTTTATAAAGGAGAATGATTATGAAGTTTAAATTTGATAGAACTAAAGGACTTGGTGGTAGTGATGCTCATAAAATCTGGTGGGGTTATGACCTGGCTAAATTGTGGAGTATCAAAACCAAACGAGATATGGAAGATGATTTATCTATGGAATGGAAAGTACAACTAGGTACATACACAGAATCATTTCAAATAGATTGGTTAAAGAAGAAACAATTTAGTGGGAAAAAAATAACCAAACCTAAAGATGCAAAGTGGTCTAATAGATTTGATGTACCTATGTATGCTAATGTAGATGCTTTGGTTGACGGTGTTGTACTAGAAGTAAAGCATACTAATCTAGGACAAACAGTAGAACAGAAAGCAAGATACTATGCACCACAGCTACATCATTATATGCAAATATATTGTCAAGACTATTGTTGGTTCTCAGCTATACGAGGTAATGAAGAACCTGAAGTAGTAAGAGTAGATTGGAACCAAGAGTTCTACAACAAACTATTAGTAAAGATGAAAAGGTTTTGGTTGTTTGTAGTACATGATAAACAGCCACCTATTGTAACAGACAAAGAAAGATTTAACAGCACACAAGACATACTAGTTGATGGTGTAAAAAACTATGACAACTTTAACAATGAAGAATACAAACAGTTAGACGGTATGCTTATGCAATATGAAGGTGCTGTATCGAGCTTCGAAGAAACGAAGAAGAAGATGAAGTTACTTGTACCTCCTGATGCTAAACAAGTACAGTTTTCAGGTAGTAACTATTTAATAACACGCAACAAGAAAGGTACACTTGCTGTAAAAAGGAGAAACTAAGATGAAGTTTACATTAAAAGAAATAATACTTTTGTGGGAAAAAACATATGGTGAAAATATGTGCGATAAGTATTCAGGTTTTATTCATAATTTAATAGTGGAGTATGACAATGCCAGAAACAAAGACAAAGAAAGAAACTAAGTTAGATGGTTTCAATATGGATTTGTTTAACTTGTATCACGAGTTAAATAATCCAGGTGCAACTGCTGACAATCCATACTTCAAGAATAAGTATGCTGACTTGTTGACTATTATCAAAACAGTAAAACCTATACTATACAAACATGGGTTTATTCTGTTTCAAGTAGTAAAGCAACCAAGTGTATTAAGTGATAGTGGATCTAAAACACCTTTACTTAAAACTATACTGCGTCATATATCTGGTGAAAGTATTGAAGATGAAGGTGTACCGTTGGTCTGTAAGAATCCAGCAGATCCACAGCAACAAGGTAGTGCTATTACTTATGCTAGAAGATATGGTATGCAGTCTATACTTGGTATAGTTGCAGACACAGATGATGATGGTCAAGCTGCAAGTGGTAAGACAGAGAAAGATATCAATAGATTGAAGCAAGAGTTTACTGATACTATCCATGAATCAGCAGACAAAGCTATGTTAGATAAATTATATCTTACATACAAAGATGAAATAGAAGCTCTTACTAAAGAGGATCAAAAGTGGTTTCAAAATTCATACAAAGAACAAATTAAATTTATGAAAGAAAGAGAGGTTAAAAATGCAAACAGTTAATCAAGTAACTATACTAGGTCATTGTACTGCAGATCCAGAACCTATTGGTGGTGAAGGTAATTGCAAGCTTGTTATTACTACTAACTCAGGTAGTAAAGACAATCGTGTTGCACATCATCATAGGTTATCAGTCTTTGATTCATACAAGACAGACTTCATTATGAAGTATATCAAGAAAGGTATGATTGTATTTGCACAAGGAGAACTGCAATACTCAAAGACAGAAGATGGTAAGTACTTTACAAGTATTGTAGTTGGTAGATTCAACAGCACAGTAGAACTATGTGAAAAGAAAAATAGTTCTAGTACTTCGGTGGCTGATGATGACGCACCTCCGTTCTAATATTTGTGATACTTTACGACAAGCTAGATTAGATAACAGACTTACTTATTTAGAAGTAGCTAATCGGTCTGGCTTGTCTATATCGACTCTTGTTAATGCAGAAAGAAAAATACCCAGTCCAAGAACAATAAGAATACTAGCAAAGATTTATGGTATTAATGTGAAACTTGCACAAAACACTAAAGGTAATGTAATATATCTTTAGGAGGTAATGATGGGTACAATGGATGAAGCATGGAAGATTGCTTGCTTGCAAAAGAAATGTAGGTATTGTGATAAGCCAGCAGAAGAATGGAAAGGGGGAATATATTATTGTAAGAAATGCTATGAAGAAGTGATAGTAAAACAAATAGAGAAAGAGGAATGTTCGGCACCCTCTCATATGAAAAGGAGGGATGTTGAACATTCCAAAGTTAAGGTTAGTAGAAAGAAACCAAGAAAGATTAAAATAAATAAATGGAGGTTAGTAAAATGATTGATGATTTAGTAAATGATTTAGTAAGAGATGAAGGTTCAATAACTAATGATAGAGGAAGGCATATAGTTTATGATTGTCCAGCAGGATTAAAAACTATTGGGTATGGCATAGAAGTAGAAAGTCATGGACTGTCTGAGAAAGAAGCAAGACTATTATTACAAGCAAGAATAGAAGAAGTAATAGCAGAGGTAGATGTAAACTATCCGTTTATGAAAACAGCACCACACCCAATACAGAAAGCTGTATATAATATGGCATTTAATTTAGGCATAACTAGGTTTAGTAAGTTCAAGAATATGATTGCCGCACTTGAGAAAGGTAACTACGATCAAGCCAGTATCGAAGCTCAAGATTCTAAATGGTATGAACAAACAAAAAGCAGAGCAGAAAGAATTGTTTTGCTGATGAAAGAAGCTGGACAAAAGTTTTATGACTGATAATATTCCTATACGACTAGGGAAAATTAACAAACAATATTTAATTGTGTGTGATAACTTGGGGATAAGTTACTAAAACCCTAGTCGTGTAGAAATCCCAGAAATCTAGGCTTTTAAAATCCGTTTAAATGACCGCTGAGTGCCACTAAAAAACTTTCGCTTATGATTCTACCTAGCTATTTAAACCACGCAGTCAAAGTATATCGTTCTTTTTCTTTTACAGTAGAAACACCATGCCGATAGTACATACTATCAAAAAATAATGCACGACCTTGCTTCGGAGTTATCACCATACCATCATCATAGAAAGTATTACCACCTCGATAGTCGTCATTTAAATATATAACTGCACCCAGCCGATAACCATGATTCTTTTCCATATGAAAGTCTCTATGTACTCCTAGTTCTGTATTAACTTTCCATTTGACTAAACCAAAGTAACCAAGCTTTGATTTATTTACATCCATTGCAGTATGATTTAATTTCTTTTCAATGTATGGAATCTCATTTGGATCAACAACAAAAGGATAGTAACTCATATATTGTCTAACTCTTTTAGTATTAGCTTTATAAAACTCTATAAGTTCTACGCATTGTTTCTCTGCTAGGTAGTTATCTATGACTACTGTAATCATTATCCTCTTAGTGTAATACTAATAGAGTATCTGTATTGTGGTGCAATAATAGTACTTGGTCGTATCATATGTGGTATCTTTGCATCAAACATTATAAGTCTATTAGGTTTACATTGAACTGTCTTGGTTATTTCATTTGTCTTTGGATCTAAAAATAAAGTATCAGCTCCCCATTCTAGTTTCCAATCCATATTCAAATAGTAAAGTAAAGAATACTTAGCTTCCGTTCCACTATCATCATGTGGATAGTATACACCATTTGGTGTAACTACATTTATGAAAGTTCTTTCAACGGTAGTATATGCATACTTGTATTTAAATTCTATCGGAAGTAACTCAAGAAACTTTAAATCATTTAAATGGTTTGGTGTGTAGTTAGCATAGAATACTTTCTCTTGTACCCTTGCTTTGCTATCAGTAAGTCCAATCTTAAAATTACTTTGACTTACTACATAGTTAAAAAACTTATGACAGTCTGCAAACTCAAACACATTGTCGTGTATATCTATCACTTTTTAATTAACTTGGTATCTGTTTTCTTTAACTTGTCAAATGAACGAAGTCCACCAAGTCCAAGCATACCTAACAACAATGGCATCATTACACTCATATCAGCTTGTGGTATTGTAATACCAAAACCTGCACAAATTGGCGAGACCATGAAATTTATTCCTAGCGATATTGCACAGATCCAACCGACAAGTGGTCGCCACGAAGATTGAAACCAATTACCTTTTGCTTCAGCTTTGTTTACTTCTAATTGTTGTAGCATAAGTTGTTGGCTATGCTTCTCTGCCATAGTTGAAATCTCATGTGCAAGTTGTGCTTGTTTATCTTTGTCTCTAACAAACTTACCAATGAGTTTGGTAGCTGGTCCGATTAATGCTGTTAGTGCCATGTTTTTTCCTTATCTTGTATTATAATATTTTCTTGACGATAACGCAACTCATCAAGATATTGTTCTGTTAATGCCATCTCTTTTCCTTCATTCATACATATCATATAATACTTTGGCTTGAACTCCATACATTCTAATACTTCTTTAGACAAAGCCACATATGCTATGATACAAAAAAAGACTATAAGAAAGACAAGACCAAACCCAATGCTTGCTTGTTGTACTACTTGTATAGTTTCTTTTCTGCGTTTTATTTTTTGTGCAACTATTTTTCGTTTAGCTTCTTTTACCTGGTCAATTCTTTTCTTTCGTTCTGCTAATATTTCCGCCCAAGTATTCGGACCAAAGCGATAGTTTACTAAGGTTCTTATTTCATTTAATTGTTCGGCTGCAAGCTTGGCATCAATTACACTTTGAGCAACTGAAGATATA